AGCAACGGCAATCATACTGAATTCTATTAAGCCGTTCTTGTATGAAATGTTGCAAAATAAGGTTCGAAGATCAAAGTGAATAAGTAAACTGAAAGATATCTTCAGATTCCTATAGGAACGAGGATGAAGCTTAGTTCGAGAGAGTAAGATTCCATAAGAAGGTAATAATGTATGGTAACTTATAAGCTACTAGAAAAAACTGACAACAAAATACTTTATATATATCACCCTGAAGATGATAGAGATTCTGATCCAGGAATTATTGCTGTATATACAGATCAACAAAAGATTATGGTCGAGAAAGCGGCAGAAAGAGATTCTGTTCATGTTGCTACGGTTGAAGGTATGAATGACTTGAGAGAAGCAATAAATGCATCACGCAAAGAGGAAGGATTGCCCGAGCTGACAGAGGATGAACTGCCTCGTCCAACTCAGGATGAAGAGTACTATTACTACGCATCTCACGCAATGAGTAACATCAGAGAGAAACTTAATAGCGGTCAAATTCCTGAAAATGGCATGTCGGCTTGGTATTAGTCTGTAGGGTTTTTAATCTCCATCCCATTTCTGAAGATAAAGGTCAGCTTTCCATCTCTTGAAACCCTGGCATAATCAAGCAAACTTTGCCAGAGAAGCGGGCTGAAAGTTGCCGTTTCATCTTCGGACAGCAGAGTTTTAATAAATCGCCCGGCCTGGATGTGCCGGGTTTTCTTGTCTTCAATCTTTTCATTGCTGGCATCATATTTTTTCTTCACACCGTTAAACCGCTCAGTCATCTCATCAAATTCCTGATTGTACTTTTCCTGGTCTAAGGCCACTCTGGCGTTATTTTGAATTGCCTGTTCCATGAGATTTGAAATGGACTCCATTTCCGCATAGAGCTTGTCACGCTCAATCTCCAGCTCTTTTGTGCCGTAGGCGATGGTTTCTATAGCTTGAAAGTTCGCTTGAATCTGCTCACGGTCTTTCATCAAAACATTCACGGCGTTCATAAAGGCTTCTTTGATTTCATCCTCGGTAAAGTGCGGGGTGTGACATTTTTCTTTAAACTTGCTGTTACACTGCCAGATCGTGCGTTTATATTTGCTGGTGGAATGCCAGACCTTAGAACCGTACCAGTCTCCACAGTCCTCGCATTGTAGCTTCCCTGAAAAGATGGATACGCTGTTCTTTGATTTCCTGTAATCGTGCTCAAGGAGCGTTTGCACGAAATCCCAAGTTTCAGGCTCAATGATGGCTTCGTGATTATTCTTCACGTAGTACTGAGGGATTTCGCCTTCGTTTTTCTTTTTCTTCTTGGTTAAAAAGTCGACGGTGAAAGACTTCTGCAAAAGGGCATCACCCTTGTATTTTTCGTTGGTCAGGATTGATTTAACACTTTGTGCGCTCCACTTATCTTTACCGCCCGGTGTTTTAATCCCTCGAGCCGTCAGCTCTTTAGCAACTCCGTAGCAAGATCGTCCTTCAAGGAAGAGGGCATATAAAAGCTTCACGCTTTTTGCTTCTTCGGGATTGATGACAAGATTGCCGTCCTCTCCTCGGTCATAGCCTAAAAAGCGGCTGAAAGGCACAGTTACTTTTCCATCAGCGAATCGCTTCCTTTGTCCCCAGGTGCAGTTTTCAGAAATGGAGCGAGATTCTTCCTGGGCAAGAGAAGACATGATCGTAATGAGAAGCTCGCCTTTTGAATCGAGCGTTTGAATGTTTTCTTTTTCGAACCAGACCTCGATGTTTTTCTCTTTAAGCTTCCTGACGGTCGTTAAAGTGGCGACGGCATTTCTTGCAAAACGGCTGACCGCTTTTGCGATGATAAGGTCAATCTTTCCGTCTAAGGCATCGTTAATCATAGCCTTAAACTCGACACGGTCTTTGGTGTTCGTTCCTGTAATGCCCTCATCAGCATAAACCCTGACAAATTCCCAGTCCTTTCGATTTTTGATGTAGTTGGTGTAATAGTCGACCTGGGCTTCATAGCTCGTTGCTTGTTCTTCGCTGTCGGTAGAAACACGGGCATATGCAGCGACTCGTCTTTTCCTAGGAGAGTCAATGGGCATAGCCGTCTTTTTATTTATCTTGGCCGGTATTGTTGTTACTGACTTGACCATTTTTTCTCCTTCCTTATTTTCTTCATGCGCTCGCTTGCTTCTTTGCGGTGCTCAGGATCACTCCAGTATTCTTTCATGCCTTTTAAGGCTTTCTTGCGACGCTCCTTGCTCCAAGGCGTGCCCCATTTCTTTTCTTCGTAGTTCCTTTCTTCGAAGTGGCCGTCACGAAAGTGAAAGGATACGGTATTATCTGCTATCTCGCAGTAATCCATCACCTCATCCATCGCCGCTTCACTGTACTCATCAAGCCCTAAAACATCGCAGGCTAAAGCGTTCAAGGTTGGTTCTTGAATAGTGTTTGACGGGCACTCACTAATCTTCGTTCGACATCTCAAGTAATATTCTGTTGTGCCGTCTTTTAGAGTTCTCCTTTGTCCACTAAAACTGTTGCCGCATCTGGCACACCTGATAAAGCCAGTATAGGGAGTTGCCGGATTTTTTAAGCCGTTAGTATCTTTGCTTCGCTTTATCCTTTTGTATCTTTCTTTGTATTCGGGTGTCCAGGCATCTTTTCTGGCAGTGGATACATAGGTGCGATGAATAACCGAACCATCGGTCATAAAGAACTCCAGATGGTCTTTTCCTGTGACATTGATATGATCTACTTTTTCAAGAAAGACCTCGTCATCAAATTCATCGACGTCGAGAACCTCACATATGATTTTCTTGAGCTGTTCCTCGTTTATATCACCGGTGCCACAGGGATTTCCCTGTCCCGCTTTTCTTGTCGCACACATCCAGCACCTTGTATGCCCGGTCTTGTTTTTCTTGCCGGCCCTTTGAAAGCTGCGATTGCAATGTGTACATTTGATTTTGGAAGTCAAAGCGGATGTCTTGATATGCGGATTGGCAAAAGCCCCCAGCTCCCGTTTTCTCTGCCTTATTTCTTGAACTTTGTTGAAAGTCTCCTCGCTGATGATGGCAGGGTGGGTGTTTCTCGCATAATATTGAGGAAGTTCACCGTTGTTGTACTTGGTTTTTCCGTCTTCGATGTAGGTTTTCTGAAAGAGCGTATTTCCGGTGTAGCGTTCCTGCTTTAAGATTTGGCGGATGCTGTTATTTCCAAAATGGCCGCCCGTATAGGACTTTACGCCCATCTCTTCGAGCTGCTTTTCTGTCTTTTCCGCTGAAATGCCTTTGAGGTAGTTATCGTAAATGAGCCTAACAATTTTGGCTTCCTCTTCGACAATGACAAACTCTTTGCCCGTCCAGCGGTAGCCGTAAATATGAAAGGAATTCCCGATGCCTTTTTGAAAGTTCTTGCGGATGCCCCATTTCACATTTTCGGAAATCGACCTGCTTTCCTCTTGGGCAAAGGAAGCAAGAAGCGAAAGCATCAGCTCTCCGTCTTCAGATAAGGTATGAATCTTTTCTTTTTGAAAACGCACTTCAATGCCTAAATCCTTCAGCTCCCTCACTGTCTCCAAAAGGTCGACCGTATTTCTTGCAAAGCGCGAGATGGATTTTGTAAGGATGATGTCGATTTTCCCATCCCGTGCATCGCTTAGCATTCTTTGAAATTCCGGTCTGTCAGTCGTTAATCCGGAAACGGCTTTGTCGGCATAGACTCCTGCATACTCCCAGTCGGCATTTCCCTGAATGAACTTGCTGTAATAGCTGATTTGAGCAGAGAGCGAATGGGGCGTTCTGCCTTTCTCGATAGATATTCGAGCATAGGCAGCCACCTTTCTTTTCCTTGGCGGCTCTATTTTCACGGCGTTCACTTTTTGTATTATTTTCGTCATGAACTATCACCTCCACTCATATACATCACTCTAAAGAGGATAAATAGCAAGTAATAAATGGCCGATTATGGGCTGATATAAGTCTTCAAAATGGTGCATTAAATTCCGGCTTTCTTCGGCTGTCAGAAGCCCTTTTTCATACAGGTTTTCCACCAGCAGGAAGGCTTCTTGATATCTTGCTTCTCTTTCAAATTGCTCCTTTGTCATGAAGAACCACCTCCGAAGCGGTCAGCGATATAACATTCATGGGAGCAGTACTTTCGGTTTTTATTTCCGTATGAATGAAAGGCCTTCCGGCAATAAGCACAGGTCAGCTCGTAGTATGCTTTACGCTTTACCTTCTCCGGATGTTCTTTCCACCAGGAGAGCCTGCATTCATCGGAACAAAAGCTTTTCTGCTTTGCTCCTTCGGTCTGCGTGAGCTTCTTTCCGCACTTTTTGCAAAAGAGAACTTCAATAGCATCTGTGCCGCTTCGGTTTCCCGTCAGCCCGTTTCGTCTGCAGTGAGACTTCACGGTGTTGACAGAAAGCCCCAGTTTTTGAGCGATCGCTTTGTAGCCTGCACCTTTGTTTCTTAATTTTTCGACAGCTTTTCTCTGGAGGTCATTCATAGAAGACCTCCGCTTTTCCTTTCAGCCACTCAGCCGCACAGGATTTGCAATAGACACAGGTTGTATGAAGATCGGTATCTTTTTCTTTCAAAACGTCACTTAGGTTTACCTGGATTTCTTTTCCGCATTTAGGGCAAATGGAGTAGACGTTTTTATCAGATAGGCGGGTGATAACCTTACTGTTTACTGAAAGCGTCAATTTGGTATAAAACATGATCTGTCCTCCGTTTTTTTGTGATAGGGAAAACTCCCTTCACTTCCCCCTTGGACAGATCAGGTGTTTTTGGGCAATTAATCTTTCTGATAAAAAGAACAAGTAAATCCGTCCGCATCAAGTTTTAGGCCTTTAGCCCATTTTGGTGTCCTGCTCATCTGCTCACATACAGCCTGTACCGACATGCGGGGATCAGCTTCGGTGACGATCTCATCGTGAACATGCATGACAATGTCGGAGTATTTAAAAGTCATAAGGGCATTGCATAAGATGTCCCTGGAAATAGCCTGCACGATGTTTTCGACAAGCTTCGCTCCGTAGGTTTCGATCCGCTCCCAGCGCTTACCCATGCCTACGCCTTCATAAGTGATGGACTCACCGCCGAAGCGGTTTTCTTCAATGCGGGGTTTGGCATAGAAAAGCTCTCGGCCGGACGGAAGGGTGATGATGAGCATGCCGGACTCATAGCGAAAGCGGATATTTTTAACTTCCTTTTTCTTAAAACGTTCTCTGACAGTAGCTATAGCTACCCGGTCAACGTCCTGCCAGAGCATGACAATATTGGGATTTGTCGCACGCCAGGCACTTACTAGGTTCGGCAGTTCCTTCTCCGAAAGCCCCATCTCAAGAGCACCCATTGCTTTCAAGGCTCCGACCGAGCCGCCGTAGCCACAGGCGAGTTCCGCTATTTTCCCTTTTTGCCTGAGATGTGCATTTACACCATGCTTTTCTACAGGAACACCGAACATCTCACTTGCCGACCTACAGTAGATATCGCCACCTTCAGAGAAAAGTGCCATCCGCCATGTTTCTTCCGCCAGCCAGTCTAAAACTCTTGCTTCAATGGCGGAGTAATCAGCAACAAGAAAGATGCGTCCTTTTTTCGGGATAAAGGTGGTGCGGATCAGTTCCGATAAGACTTGCGGAATAGAATCAAAGAGCAGGTCTAAGGATTCAAGGTCATCTTCTTTGACCAGCTTTCTTGCAAGCTCCAAATCTTCCATCTTGTTTCTCGGGAGATTTTGGACTTGAATGAGCCTTCCTGAAAATCGGCCGGTGCGGTTGGCTCCATAGAATTGCAAGAGCCCTCTGGCACGGCCGTCACGACAAACGCAGTCTCTCATCGTTTCGTATTTCTTGACGCTGGATTTGGCAAGTTCCTGCCTAGTTTCAAGAACCTCTTTAACATCGCCGGAAGCGGTTTTAAGGAGTTCTTTTACTGCCTTTTTATCAAGAGATTCTGTTGGGATACCCTTTGATAAAAGCCACTCTTTCAGCTGCAGGACAGAATTTGGGTTTTCAAGTCCGGTGATTTGTTTCAGTCTTGCCATGCTTTCTTCACGCACGGCTTCGTTCATCCGGATAGCATTTTGAGCGAGGCTTTTATCCAATAGAATGCCAAGGTCATTTATTTCTTGATCTCTGTGATAAATTTCCCATTCCTTATCCGGCATAGGAAAACGGGAAAGCTTGTCATGAATAAGAAGTTCCGTTTCCACATCTCGCTTGTTGTAGGATTTGTAAAGTTCCCATTTTTCCGGATCGTGTGAGGGCAGGTTTCTTGTTCTGCCGCCATTTGCCCGAGTTGCCTTACAGGGAACAGAAAAATAGCGGATGAGATCTTTTCCGGTCTTTAGTTTTTGTTTATTCAGCCCTAAAACCTCACCGACCCCTTCCAAAGATAAGGGAAGTCCCAGATAGGCAGACCAGGCCATATCGCAGTACCAGGACTTTGGATCAAGATAGTGCAGATATTCAGGATCGTGGCCAAAGGGTAGCGGCTTTTCTAACACATAGCCTTGTCTTTTCAGCCATTCCGAGATACAAACCCGCTCAAACTGAGCGTTAAAAGCCCACTTGATGACATCATCTGAAAGAAAGGCATGAATGATTTTCTCAGGCATCTTTTCACCCTGAGCGAGGTCAATCGTCTTGATCTCTCCTCCGTCGATGGCATAAGAAAGAAGCAGAATTTCAAAGTCCGGCTCCTCAACATAGCGATAAACACCTGTTTTTCTTAAATCGGCAGAGGAAAAAGTTTCAATGTCTAAGCATATTGTTTTCATTTACTCCCTCCATAGAGAGAAAGGGCGGAGCCTTTGACCCCGCCCTTCCGTCATCAGTTTTTCTTTTGCCTTTTTGCCTGTCTCCATACTGCTTTGCAGAATCTGTAGACAAGGTAGAAAGGTAAGAAGGCCAGTGTTCCTGCCAGAAGCGTTGCTGTGAAAAGCTGATAGAGCTGAGAAAAGTATTCACAAAACATTAGACTTCCTCCTTAGCTCAGAAAGTCATCGTCTTCAGCAAAATCAGCAAAGTCGTCTTCTGCGCTGGTGCGGCTTCCCAAGGGTTCTCCGTCACGGATTTTCTGCAGGTTATTTAAGCCACAGGCGATGCCTCGGTTGCCGTTGGAGTTGAAGGCATAGAAATTAATCGATGCTCTGCCGTAGACTCCGCTGTAGACTTCCGAGCGGGTCAGAATCGGCTGCACATTGGCATCGACAATACCCGGCTGAGTGGTTGAGTTGGCGTTGAGAAAGAAGCTGTTTGCATAGGCTTCGTCATCCGGACGCTCCGTATCACCGTCACGAAGCGGTGTCTTGATGGATTCAAGCGGCGGAACAGAGCGGCTGTTGCCTTTAAGCTTCGCTTCGCCTTCCTTGTAGGCGGCCTGAATCGCTTTCTTGATGGCTTCAATGGTTTTCTTGTCGCTTTTCGGAATGATGAGAGATACCGAGAATTTCGGCACTCCACCGTTGATGGATTTTGGCTCCCACACATTGGCGTAGGACCAGCGAGTGTCTTTACCTGTAATTACTTTCATTGGATTCTTAGTCATGGATAATTTCCTCCTTAAAATCATCAAATATGTTTGTCATTTCCGGTCTTTTATCGCTTTCCGGTACAAGCGTCGGTTTGCCCTGAGGCTTAATTACGAGATCTCCCAAGAGATCGCTGAACTGTTTTCTGCCGAGAAGCTGAGTCATGGCAGTGATGCCTAAGACCTTCTTTTCATAAGGGTCAAAGCCTGCCTGCTTAACCGTCTCGGCAACTTTTACTTCATCGCTGTACTTGCGATTTGACCTGCCTTCAACGAGCTTAAATCCCGCCCATTTCTTGCCGGATTTGGCGGCTGTCAAGGCGTAGTCCTTGATGTCCTTGGCCCATGTGGAAAGCTCGTCAAGTTTCCCTAAGACGGACTCGATTTCCTCATCTGTCAGAAGCGGCGGTCTGGCAAAGTCATACCTAGCCAGTTCAAGATTGGCACTTGCTCGTTCTGCACAGGTCGCTTTTACCTTGCAGAACTGACACCAGCTTCCGGCTGAAAAGTCACCCTTGCCCTCAAAGGCCAGTGCGGCGATGGGCTTTACGGTTTCTTCAGCCCACAGGTAGAGTTCTTCTTTTGGCAAGGTAAAGCTTGAGATATTGTCTCTTCTTGGCTGAAAGATGGTCATTTTGACTTCATCAAAATCGTAGATGCCGTCAAAAAGTAAGCTTGCCGCCAGACCGTAGAGCATAAGCTGGGGATTTCGCTCCGCTTCGACCAGCACCCCTGTTCCGTACTTAAAATCCCAGAGATAGAGCGTATCGTCAGCGATGATGATACAGTCCGCTGTGCCAAAGCCCTCCGGTACGATGTCAGAAAAATCAAGCTTTTGCTCAATCAGGACGATCGGATCGGCGGTGGTTTGCTTAATCCCTTCCAAGCACTCCATGATATGGTCGGCATAGAAGGTTGCCGCATCGTCCATCTCTTTTGAGTAGTAGGAGAGGTTTTCCGTCGGGTCATCCGCTTTCATACCGAGGGCGGATTTCAGCTTGTATTCCGCAAGCTCGTGTGCCGCTGAACCTTCCAAGGCATAGGGCGATGCTTCGTCTCTGACCTTTGCGTTCAGCCTTGCCGAGGGCGGGCAGTGAAGCCACCTGTAGGAAGAAGAAGCGGATAACATGGCGTGTGCTGTCATTTCTTTAATCCCTCCACTTCCTTTAGCAAGGCTTCGTAGTGCATGGGCTCTACCGCTGAGAGTTTCTCCGCACCGTACTTTTCAATCAGTGCCTTAATCTCCTTGGTGAAACCTGCCTGCGACTTCTTGGCGAGAACAGCTCTGACCTCGGAGAGACTGAGTTCAGGTTTTGCGGGCTTCTCCGGGGCCACAGGCTTGTCGCTCTCGAGTGCTGATGCCAATGTGCCAAGGCTATCTGCCAAAGCGTGCATATCATCAACAATGTCTTTTAGTAATTTGATTCTGCTCATGAGACACCTCCTTCGAGAAGAAGACGGAATGTCTCACGTCCCTTGGGCGTAATCAGTGTCTGATAGCCTTTCCAGTCGGTTTTCTCGTTGAAACATTCCTTGATTTCAAAAAGACCGTCATTTTTCTCGGCGTAAGGAAAGAGCGTGCCTTTCGCATCCCTGTAGATGTAGCCGTGGCTCAGGAGATAGTCGATAAACTCCTTTTGCTTTACACCGAGTGCCTTTGCCGTATTGCGGAAATTAGAGAGTAGGTTTCTGTCGACCAGTTCATCAAAGTAGTCCGCCTTAGGCTGCATGACCGTGTTTTGAACGGTAAGTTCCGAATTTTGGATGGAAAGGACATCACGTTCTTCTCTTGCTTTTTTGAGTTCCGTTGCCAGCTGAATTAAGGTGTCCGGATTAAGAAGTACTTCTTCTAGCTTCGCAGGAGTCAAGTAGGCTCCGTGTTTTCGAATGTCCGGTAGCACCTCATGGGTGATCCAGCGTTTGAAGGTTTTCGCTTCAGGTTTTCGGCTGGCTAGAATCAGGTTATATAAGCCGTATTCATTGACACAGTTGGTCATTCCCTGACGACCTAGATTGAATCTAGACCGTTCGTCATCATTCAGGCGCTTAACAGCGTCAGTTGTGTTTTTGATATCCAGTGCATCGCAAATATCCGTTGCGACAAACCAGATGTCTCCGTCTTTTGTCAGTGTTCGGATTTTTCCGAACTGTTCGTGTTCATAGATTTGCATTGGCTCCATGCTTGGCCTCCTTTCTCTTACTCATGAGTTCTTGTGCTAATCTTTTTGACATGATGCTGATGGTGATAAGTAGTCCGATCAGCTGTTTGTCATCCGGGTCTCTTGCTCGTTTCATTGGCGTTCCTCCTATCCGAAGGGCAGGTATCGTTTGTCCCTTCACCCTCCCCTTGGACAAGAGGAGGGATTTTGGGCAAACGAAATCGAAAAAAGTTTTTGATGGCCTAAAACCAGCCACTTAATTTCTCAAGCAGGGTTTTGAAAATGACCGATTTTCGGTAGTTCACGGTTTTTCTTGGACAGTCGATTTTAGATGCGATAGTTCGTTCGCTAAGACCGTCCATGAAGAGACGGGTTATTTCCCGGTCACGGGGAGACAAGCTTTGAATTGCAGCGTGGATAGCTTCTTTGAATGCTTTTTCTTCAAGCTCTTCAGACAAATCTGATTCATCTGCGATCAGGTCGATAAGCGTGCTGAAGACCCTGTTTTCATCTGCGACTTCCACATCCAGCGAAAGGAATTCTCCTTTTTTGTGATAAGGGCAGACATCGCAGTCAGCAGCACACTTCCAAAAGAGGTGTTTTGGGCAGAAGCAGCGACCAGCCCGCTGTTCCTGCTTTCGGATTCGATTGATGCTTTGATTTAGTTCCTGATAGATTTCTTCACTGACTGGGATAAGGTCGACGCTATAGGGGTCGTCCGGTCTTCTTAACGGGTAGTAGCGTTGTTTCTTGGATTGACTTTGTTTGTCTAAATTTTTCATCTTTTGTCCTTTCCGCCGTCCGGAGGAAAGGGCAAAGGAATATAGAAAAGGTCCCGTGCGATTCAGTACACGAGACCTTTAGAGCCGAAAAATGGGCACAGAAAAGAAAGGTACTGAAATCGCCATAGCTGCTTGGTGCAGTGTTTTGACGTTTTCTGTATCCTCTGCCTTTCCGTGCACAGATCGGCTTTAGATAATTTTTAGGTTGGTTACGACTTTGGCAATGCAGGCTGTCCAGTTAAGGGCTGTCTCTGTACTGCCGGGTAAATTACTTGCGCTTAGGCTTGGTTTGCGATAAAGCGCTGCCTGCCACAGACTTTGACTTCTTGCTGTAGCGTCCATCTCGCAAGATGCGAGAGGCTTTACGAGCAATTTTTCTTGAGGTCTGCTTCGAGTTTCGCTTGGCCATACTTGACACCTCCTTTTTAGAGATTTGCGATTACTAATCATAGAAAAATTGGCATTCGCCAAGCTGTAGTTGTAAAAACAGACAAAAGGCGATATAATTTACACACTATTCTTCGATTACTCCTATTGTACTTAAGGGGTTATCCTGGAAAGGGGTTATCCTGGAATTAGATGTTTTGAGATGACGTGAGATACTTTGGATACTTTGCTAAGGAGGTCGCAGGGATGTTGTTTCATGAATTAGTCCATGCTGTACATCCGTACCTTATGAAAGATGCGGATGTTCCGGAATTTATGCGCACCTTGATTCAGATGCTCTGCGATATTCCTGAGGAGGATTGGACAACAAAAAAAGACCCTTCGTCAGAACAGGCAAATAAGGATGCATCCTTACGGAAGTTCTATACGAAAGGGCCTACTAAAAAGTTAGCAAAAGCAATACTGGGTCGGCTTACAAGAGAAAATTTTATTGATGCCATCAATTACGAAAGCTATGCCGGAGCGGGCGATTACGAGAGAACTGAAGAGGTGAAAGAATCGCTTGCGGAAAGCATACGGTCTTATCGTGAAGATGTGAATGCAAATAATGTGGGTGAAGTTCTCTTTGAGTTGTTTAAACAATCGCTGGAATTTATCGTCAACCCGGAGATGGAGAATGAACGCCGCATAAATCTTGCGAAATCCATGTCCCAACAGGCTAAATCATCATTCGGATCTGCTTTATTGGCAGATTGCAGTCATATTTGTTCTATGACCGGCTGTTGTAAAAGCTTGTTTATTGAGGATGATAAACAGAACACAATTAATGATTATGAAGCGGCGCGAATAGATAGCAGTAAGAGTATTAGCTATCCGTCTTTTATTGCGCTGTGCCATGATTGCTTTCAAAAGTACGCTTTCAAGCACACGAAACAAGATGAGAAAGAGTTGCAAGCCATTAAAAAAGTGCAGATGCAAACCCGTGATTCAAAAAATGTGCTTGACACAATAGGTATTGAAAAGGGTATCGACCAGGTTGTTTCCAATCTCTCAAGAGCAAAACCTAAAGATTTTATTGAAATTAGTTATGAGGCTCTGAGTGTATCCGAGAAAATTGATGAAGGAAGTCACAGCATATTACTTAACCAGGTTACGAGCGATGTAACTAAATATTTCTTGTTTGTTGAGAAATCAATGCAAGATGCGGCAAAGAAGAAATTGTTCAATGATCTTTTGCTGAGGGCACAAATAAAAGCCGCATATGAACAGCTTGCGGATAAGAAGTATAGTCCCGAGCAAATTTATACTGCTTTATCAGAAAAATTGCGTGCCATTACCAAGCAGGATATCTTTTATTGTTACATCGTGATTGCATATTTTATACAGTCGTGTGAGGTGTTTGATGCTTTTACCAAATAAACTGTTTTCATATAGTGAAACAGCGCTCTCAAAGATTCCTTATGTACTTGAAGTGCTGGATGAACCTCTTTCTCCAAGCGAGATATTGCACAGTATTGGTGGAGTACTGGGCGGTCCTTTGGAATTAATAGATGCACTAGACATTCTCTATGCACTGGGTGAAATAGGATTAATAGAGAATGAAGGGAGGATTACCAGATGCTCAAAAAAATAAGCTGTGAACTTTTTAAAGTGAATGGGCAAAAAAGGGAGCCTATTCGATTTCATAAGGGCTTGAATATTATCCTGGGCGGAGGGACAGGTGTAAACTCCATCGGGAAATCAACTATGCTCCTCATCATAGACTTTGTGTTTGGTGGGAATACGTATCTTTCAAGTGATGCTGTAAAACAGCTCGAAAATCATAGCATTGAATTTGTTTTTGAGTTTGATGGTATTGAGTATCGATTTGTTCGTAGTACTGCACAGGCGAATAGTATTTTTAGAGTTGATGAGAACAAGAATATCCTGAATGAGATTGACCTGCAGGATTTTACTGATTGGCTGTGCAAAAAATACAAGATGGATTTACCGGGCCTTAAATTCAGAAATACACTCAGCCGTTTTTTCAGGATTTATGGGAAAAAGAATTATGACGAATTTCGCCCGTTGCAAGATACCGGGCAATCAGAAAATCAAGAAAAAGCAATCCGTGTCCTTATTGCTCTTTATAATCAATATGCTGAGATTGAGGCCTTCGAACAGCAACTAAAAACAGCTGAAGCTAGAATAGATGCTTTCCGTCAAGCACGAAGATATCAGTTTATTCCGTCTGCTGTTGATGGAATGAAAAAATATGAGTAAAACATCCAGATAATTTCTGAACTGAAAAGGAAAAAGTCGGAATTAGAGTTGAGCGGCAATCAATCTTTCAGTGAAGAAGGGGTCAAGAAGGCTGAACAAACAAATGAAGTGCGGATGGCAATTCAGGATGCCAGGCGGAAACTTCGACACAAAGAAAATGATCTGCATTTGATAAACCTTAATCTTACGCAAGGAGTGTATCCGACAGAGGCAGATTTAAAGAATCTGCAGGAGTTTTTTCCGGAAGCAAACCTGGCTAAAATTTTGGATGTTGAGCGTTTCCATAACAAGATTCAGGCCATTTTGCATGATGAGCTGGAAGCTGAACAAGAAAAAATTAAAGAGGAAATTCAGCCACTTAGAGAAGTAATTGAAAATCTGCAGAAGGAATTAGAGAACATCCAACCGTCGATGGCTTTTAGTCAGGAGTTTTTAAACACTTATACAGAACTCGACCGCAGGATTCATAAATTGGAAGATGAAAACGAGGCTTTTGAAACGAGAAACAGACTACAAAATGAGAAAAAACAAGCGAGTGATCGCCTTAAGTCCCAGACAGGAATGGTGCTTAACGAGATTAATTCTAAAGTCAATAGCAGTATGGCAGAGATTAGTGACGTTGTTTCCCAAGGATTGGATAACCCTCCAGTACTCAATATTAAGGAGTACAACAGCTACTCTTTTGAAACGCCCAAGGATACCGGTACGGGAACTAATTTTAAGGGGATGTTGATTTACGACTTGGCTACGCTGAGAAATACCGTTCTGCCGGCTATGGCACACGACTCTTTACTCTTTGTAAATGTTTCTTATGAGACGGTAGAGCGAATTTTACAGCTATATGCAAGCGAGACAGACAAACAGATATTTATTGCCTTTGATCGAGCAGATAGTTACGACAGAGAGGCACAGGACATTGTCAAAAAGAACACCGTTTTGAAACTTGATAATGATGAGGAGGCTTTGTTCGGATGGAAATGGAGCAGGAAAGAAACACCATGAGAATTCAATATAACAAGCTGTGGAAACTTTTGATTGATAAAAACATGAAAAAAGTCGACTTAAAAAATGCGGCAAAGATTAGTTCAAACTCGATTGCAAAGCTGAGTAAGAATGAGCCGGTACGTATGGATGTTCTCATGAAGATTGCCATCGCTTTGGATTGTAAGGTGGAAGATTTGTTTGAGACAGTGATTACTTGAGAAAGAAATAAAGTAAATAGAGTAAAGCCTGGTTACTCGATTTTTTAGCAAAAAAGGGCTTCTGAGGAGGACTTAAATATGGTATAATCATAATTATAGCTATTGCAGGGAACCATGTGTGGTCTGCCCGCTATTCTGAGCAATCTCTTCTCTGTGCTCAATATGAAAGAAGCTCAATATGAAAGAAATTGAGGGAGTCGCATCATCACTTTTCTTTCATCGCATGAGTACATCATGCTATCAAGATGATGTAATAATTTTACTTAAGAAAGGAAACGGTTATGGTAAAACGATCAAAAATTAAACTCATCCTTTATTGGCTCAGTGCTTTTGCCTTAATAATTAGTCTTTTGGTTTCGGCCTTTATTCCTATCGCTGCAGCAGAAACATCTGGAGATTTTGAAGTTTCGGTCAGTTATGATGCAAATGGCGGTAGTGGAGAAATGAAGCCGCTTACCGTGGTATGTATGGAATACATTACATTGCCTGAAAACGGATTTATATCCCCTGAAGGGTGCACTTTTAAAACTTGGGATATAGGTGGAACGGAATATGCTCCCAATGAAGAAGTGCAAATTCGTTCTGATACTGTAGTTAAAGCCGTCTGGAAGGATGTGTCAGAAGTTTCAGAGGAGAGCGATGTAGGTCCTAGTGCTGAGGCTGAGCCAGCTGGGTCGGTGGATGTAGAGCTGCCCCAGACGGAGCTTCCAGAAGAGGGTGTTGGTAATTCTGCTGAAGGGGCTGATGGCTCGCAGGCGGAAGTTTCAGAGGGAAGTGGTCTTCCTGCTTCCTCGGAAATGTCCAATTCGGAAAGTGCTAGCAGTGAAAAGCCGGATCCAGGGGAAGCAGAAAAAGCCGGGCTTGATGATAATCCAGACCATTTGCTTGCACCGGATGATTCGCCCTACGGTGGAGAGATTGACTATGGTATTTTTCCCGTCATGTCATTTGGCGGTGTGCGGATGATGCGTTCGATGAACACTATGGCTGCCAATAACTCCCCAGTCATCGGAACAGACCACCCGACACAGCCCGGCGAAGTCATGCTTTTCAAAGAGGCGAAACCCATTGCCGGGATTGTTAATACCTGGGAAGTCACCTTAAGAATTGAAGGGAAAGATACGAGAGAGACATCCGATGTTGTCTTGGTGATCGACCGATCCGGGTCGATGAATGATCAAGGTCGTATGGCAGCAGCTCAGCAAGCAGCTAATGCATTTGTAGACGAGTTGCTACCGTCCGATACTACCCGAATCGCTGTGGTCTCTTTTTCAGGGGATGTCACGACGAATCAGGGGCTAACCAACGATGCTACAACTCTGAAATCTGCCATCAATGGTCTTAATGCAAATGGCGGGACCTTTACTCAAGCGGGTGTGAAGCAGGCGGAGGCTTTGCTCGCCAACTCAACAGCAGATCACAAGCATATCGTCCTTTTGTCGGACGGGGTGCCGACCTATTCTTATGAGATTCCCAATAGTACGGTTCGTAGAGATGGCTACGTACATAATGGTTCTGAATATGTTACAGGAACAGGCTATGCCTCATCGGCCTATGGAACATCTAGAGTAGGCAACGGCAGCAGTATTTACTCTTATATTGAGTGGTATCTGTTGGAACGAGCTTACTACAATCACGGCAACTCTGCCATCGCGGAAGCTGGCTTTGCCGGTGTTGCCGGCTATAATGTCTACACCATTGGCTTGCAGACGGGTGGCACCGGTAGTGACGTTCTCAGTCGCATGAAACAAAATGACGGTACTTTTACAGAGGTTTCAGACGTCAGTCAATTAGACCCGGTATTCCAGGCAATTGCTGGTCAGATTGGTGCCGCCGTTAAGGAAGCTGCCGTTACCGATCCGATGGGAGCGGGATTCCAAATTCCCGCGGCTAACGTTAGTGGCATTATAACCGTCCCGGCAAGTCCACCTGCCACATATAACGCAACTACTAAGAGCATCAGTTGGAATCCGGGAACGCTGACAACTCCAATTGAGCCAGGCAGCGATATCAAATACGCAGAACTGAAATATACGATTGAGATCAATGACGATATCCTGGCTCAGACTCCGGATGTAAATGGTGAGTATCCGACCAATGGCAGTGCGCAGATACAGTACACGGACGCAGGTGGAAATCAGCAGACCGGCACTTTTCCGGTGCCGAAGGTCAACCCTGTGCTGTATAAGGTTGTCAAAGAACTTCAGGACAAAGACGGCACTGTTATTACCGCTGACCGGAGCTTTACTGTTCAGATGACAGGACCCGGGGCAGGTGGTGCTGCCACTGTCCGTAGTTTCACACTGAACACCAATACGGAGAGCAGTACTAAACTGATGACCGACCTAAGGTATGCTAGTACCTATACCTTTGAGGAGACGGGAAATCTGTCCGACTACGATGTGAGCTATTACGTTGATGGTGTGGCGGTTTCCGGTGCCGACAGAAAATTTACAATCACTGACGGCAATACGGCCGATGTCGAAGTAAAGGTTGTCAATAAAGAAAAGCCGGGAACGCTAACCATTACCAAGGTCCTAGATCAGTCGGTGGTATCCGCAAAGAGCGGCACCCGAGCGGCTGTATCGTTCTCTTTCTCGGTCACGGGACCAAATAGCTATAACCGGACGTTCGACTTACCGGACAATGGATCTTGGACAAAAACGTTGACAAATCTGGTCAAAGGAACATATACGGTGACTGAAACAACCACCGGCTATACCACCAGCGTGCAAGTCAATGAGAATCCTTCGGTCTCAGGCAACAGTGCGGATGTAACCATCGACATCGGTGCACTCAATCAAACAGTGACGGTCACTAACAAACAGACCGAGAACATGAGCGTCACAGCCACCAAAACATGGGTGAATGCACCAACCGATAAGCCTGATATCTGGTTTCAACTGATTCGCATAAACAGCGATAACAGCGAGACCAAAATAGGAAGCCCCAAAGCGGTTATCAGCAATACTGTATCCTGGAATCAGACAGATGTAGGATTAGGTGAATCGCTGCTCCGCTATGACGAAAACGGAAATGAGTACATCTACAAGGTGCAGGAAGTGGACGCCGACGGCAACGACTTTGTGCCTGGAGGATTCACCAAGAAAGAAGAAGGACTCACTGTTACAAACACCTTCTTGGAGACCGATCCGGCGAACATCACTTCCCTTCGTTTTGAAAAAACATGGGCAGGTGTTCCTGAAGGGATGACACCTCCTGCCATTACGGTACAGGTGATGGCGAATGGTGCGGTTTACGCAACAGCAACCCTCACGTATCCCGATACAGCAGTGGAATGGAAGAATCTGCCTTTGCATGATGCTGATGGTAATTTGATTACTTACACCATCAACGAGCTCCCCATCAATGACTTTGACGAGGGCACTCCCGTTTACACGGAAAGCGTGATAGAGAATGTCTACTGCGAGCCGTCTCAAAATCAAACAGACTGGTCACTGCAAGATCCGACCTTCATTATTACTCGTTTAACGAAAAATGGACCTTTCGTTGTCTGGACCCTGAACCATGTTCCGGAAGAGGATCGGATTGACATGCTGCGGAATGTCATTGCAGCCTATCCGGGTAACGATCAACCGCTAATTGGCTTGGAGCATTATCTCGACGTTGGTGGCGACTACTTTGTCTGGTTGGAAGGGGCCAATGTTTCTCGTGACATCTTGCCGAATGATCCGGATGCGGGTCTGATTACTATTGACATTACCTTCAATGCTGACGGAACGGTGAATAAATCGACTATTAACTATCAAGATGAAAGCACCTGGACCCACTTTGCTGTGGGCGGCTATTCATCGAAACTAGCCAAGATTACCAATACCTATAACCAAGAAACGATTGACATCCCAGTCACCAAGACCTGGGAAGACAACAACGACCAGGACGGCATGAGACCGGAGTCCATCACTATTCGTCTATTAAAGAACGGCACGGAGATTGATTCCAAGACCGTGACGGAAGCGGACGGCTGGGCGTGGAGCTTTACCGACCTGCCGAAGTATGAAGCGGGCGAGCTCATCACCTACACCATCACCGAAGATACGGTTTCTGAGTACAGCAGTGCAGTCTCCGGTTACAACGTGACCAACACACACACACCGGGCAAGACCAGCGTACAGGTAACGAAGGCCTGGGCGGACGGAAACAACCAGGACGGCGTAAGACCTGAGAGCGTTACG